CCTATAACATCTTATCATTGGGGTTTATTCGATCAAAATATTGGACTTAATCAAATTGTAGAAGATTGGTTCATACTGTCTTTTGCTGCCAAGTATCAAGGTGAGTCTGAATATCATTACTTTGATCAAAGATCAGCAGTGCCTGTTCAAGATGACAAAAACCTACTTATAAGCATTCATAAAGTATTATCTGATGCTGATGTACTAGTGGGTCATAATGCTATTAAATTCGATTTTAAGAAGCTTAATGCACGATTCATTAAGCACGATCTTAAGCCTTTAAATCACTTTATGCACATCGATACCTTGAGAATAGCTAGAAAGCATTTTTCATTTACGAGTAATAAACTCAGTTATCTTGCTGAGTATCTTAAGTGCGAATCTCAAAAGTCAGAACATAAGAAGTTCTTAGGTATGGAAATGTGGGTACAATGTTTAAAGGGTAACCAAGACGCTTTTCAAGAAATGGAAGACTACAACAAAATGGATGTTGAGGTTTTGGAACAGATTTATAACAAGCTCGCACCATGGGAACCTAGTATAAATTTCCAAGCTTTCTACAATAGCACCATCTGCTCATGTGGAAACACACTCTTTCATAAGGACGGCTTTAGATTTACCAGACAAGGAAAGTTTCAGATTTTTAGATGCAGAAATTGTGCAAAGACATTCACAGCAAAAGAGAACTTAATTGATAAAGATTTGAGAAAAGGATTTTTCAAGTGAGAAAAATAAAGACAATCTCTCTTTTAGGTCGAAAGATCAAAATAATTGAAGGAATTAACTTAGTTTATAAGGGTGAACCGTGTCTTGGTTTATGTGATTATGATAAAAAAATAATTTATCTTGAAAAGAATCAATCTAAAGAATCAAAGCGTGACACACTTATTCATGAACTAAATCATTACTTTATGATTTTGTGTGGAATGGATCAGCGCATGGGTGAGTCTGAAATTGAAATGTACTGCCAGTTAATAGCTGCTTTTTTTGTCGATATAAAAACTCACGTATGACAGCTCAGGTTGTGTTCTTAAACAGGGCATATAGACCTACTGAAGAAGAGATTAAAGAGCTTGAAAAGATGCAAGAGTTTCTAACATTTTGCAATATTCAATATTTATCTGAGACAAAACATCTAGATGACAAGATTCGAAGAGCACAAAAAGAAAAGGTTCATAAAAACGCAAGGGAAAGATTAGGTATAGTTTTCATGGTAAAAGATAAATAGTTTTACACGTAAAGAAATATAAGCTATGTTTTAAGAAAAAAGGGGTACTAAATGATTTCAAGAGCTATTAAGCTTGCGTCTTTAATTAAAGAACAGCGTAAAATTCACAAACTTTCACAAGAAAAATTAAGTCAAAGATTGGGTTGGGGACCGAAAGGTTCTCAGGTTATAAGCAACATTGAACGAGGGGTGCAGCAAATCCCACCTAAGCAGGTCAACAGACTTAGTATTGAATTAATGATTGATCGATCTAAGATCATAGACGCCATGGTAGCAGATTATCAGCATGGGTTGATGGCTGAGATCGATAAAGCTCAAACAATCTAAGTTTTATGCAAGAATACCCTCTTATATATCTAGATAAAACCAAGAATGAAATTCGTCTTAAAAGAGACAAGAAAAGAAATTATGAAACTCAAAGTGGTGTTGTTTATAACAAGAACTACGTCTGGGATAACTTTCAATTTGTTAAACATGAAAGATACAAAATTGAATTTATAACAACGCCCAACGGGTTCCGGGTTAGAAAAGAATCTTAATTATACTTAACCAGACTGTATGAAGTTTTTAGACTAGCTGGTTAAAAATAAAAAAAGCGGCTGGTCATGGCTTGGCGAGCTTTGAACGACACAAAAATATAAACGTTATACCTAGTTTAGGTACATAAAAATATGAGGAATTATGAGTCAATTTTTTAAGGAAACAGCTTACAACAAGATTGATCCTAAGAAGTATGCTGAGGGTTGGGAGCGCATATTTAACAACAAAGAAGAAGAATCATCTGGCTGTGCCCATAAGTGGGAGTATTTAGCGCAAAGCATCTTTAAGCAGTGTACTGAGTGCGAACATATAGAACCAATTAAATGATAAGAATTTTCGTGTTTGTATTAAATAAAGGTTATTAAATGATAAGCAGTAGGATTGACCAAGCTATTGCAAATTTTATTTTTAACAATGATTGTGTTGTCTCATTGTTGGTTAAGATAAAATCTGGACAAGTTACAGATGGTCAAAAAATAAGAGAAATTTACAGGAAACAATGGAAAGGTTTAAAAAATTTTAGCGAACTAATCTTTGCAATAAAAGAACTCAGTAAAATAAATATCTGCTTCATAGAAGAAATTAGACCACCAATAGGCAGACCATATTTGATTATTAGAATAAATAATGAAGAACTTTAAATCAGAGCAAGCTTGTATTGTATGCAATGAAGCTCGGGACAATTACGTGACTTTTCATCACATATATACAAGAAAAGCTTTTCCTGAGTTTGAAAGTTCCACATGGAACATGATCCCAGTATGCCAGCCATGCCATAATTTATTCCACAATCAAGGCAACCAAAGCATGATGCAAAAGTTTATTTCAGTCAGAAGCTGGATGGATTTAAACGGTTGGGAAGTTTTTAACGGTAAGTTAATTCACAAGGACTAGGTTCGTCAGAATAGATAATTTCAATTTCAGCCTCATTGTCAGGGGTTCCAAGCTCCCATGAATAATGTTCAGCTTCTGATGTTTCGCTAACCTCAACAGACTCGGGTTCTTTATAATCCGCATAAATTGCCTGTAGCAAGTAGTCGTTTGAGTAGATAAGTGGAACAGATAGAATAAACCCAATAAGATTCTTCATTATTATAGAATATAGCCTATTGACTAACCATGTAAACATTACATAGCCTGATAGCAAGAGTCAGTGACTCGGAACATTCTACTCGGTGGGTAAATGGAAACTGATCAAATAGGCGTATGCCAAGCAATAATAGCAGGAATATCAACTAAGGTTGATGGTTCAATTATTTTAAAGCTTGAAATCAATCCTGATGAACAAGAAATAATAGCAAAATTACTTCAGAAATGGGCAATCAACCAACGGCTTATGAATGTTGGTTTGGTTAGTGTTAATTCATGACACGCAAGGTCTATAGCAATATAGGGGCAATATAATGCCTTGGATAAAAGGACAATCTGGCAATCCTGCTGGTACAAAAAAAACTGAATTTAAAAATGATTTTGACAACCTTAAAGCCAAAAAGGAAATGTTTGATCGTGGAACCCAGATTTTAAATGAGAAATGGGATGACATATTTTATGCCATGTGTGATTTAGCAATATTAGGAAATGTTCAAGCAGCTAACTTTGTAAGTAATTACATCTTAGGCAAACCAAAAGAAACGATCGTCCATGACGTAACAGAAGATGCCAAAAGTGGTTTAAAACTTTCATATACGGTTGATAAAGAATGAGATTTACATTTTCTGACGGTAGCAATGTTTCTGCATGGAAAAACAAAGATGGGTATCTGACTTTTAAAATTAATGGAAAGAATACGTCTATTCACAGGCATCAATATTTTTTAAACTATGGACCAATTACAGACGGAATGACCATCAATCATAAAGATGGAAACAAATTAAATAACAGTCCTGAAAACCTAGAAGAAATGACATTTTCAGAAAACGCAAAACACTCTTGGGTTAATAATCTTGCCAAGCCATGCAAAGGTTCGTCCCATGGAAGATCAGTTCTGGATGAGATAAAAGTTCTTACTATTCTTACGATGCCTAAAAACTCAAAGAATGGTGTTGGTAATGGATGGACAAACAAATCTATTTCAGATTGTTTTGGCGTTTCTACAACAAGAATAAATGCAATAAGAAATGGAAGAGAATGGAAGCACGTTCATGATGCACTCAGGAACTAGCTTAACCAAATTTAATCCTAATGCTATACCATACCAGATAAAAGTGGTTAACCTAATCCGCAGGGACTGGGACTACTCGAAAGGAACTCCCGAAATTCTTTTAAGTGGCTCTTACGGGTCAGCCAAGTCAATTCTAATGGCGCACCTTGCAGTTAGCCATTGCCTTTTTAATCCGGGGGCAAGGGTTCTACTTGCAAGAAAGGCACTACCAGACTTAAAAAGCACAATTTACAAAGAAATAATTGAACACATATCAGAAGATTTAGAAGATGGTAAGGATTACTTTCTTAGAGACTCTATCGCCATGGTTAAGTTCTCAAATGGTTCTGAGATAATTTCTAGGTCATGGTCGGATAAAAGATATAAAAAGGGTCGATCCTTAAAAATATCTTTCCTAGTGTTTGAAGAATTAACTGAAAATACAGAAGAAGATAAAGAAGCCTTTATGACATTAAAAGCAAGGCTTAGACGTATACCAAACATAAAAGAAAATGTTCTGATTGCTGCCACAAATCCAGACTCTCAAAGCCACTGGGTTTATCGCTATTTCTTTGATGAATCAAAGCCCACTAGGTTTGTTTTTAAATCAATTACCACAGATAATCCCTTTCTTGATCCGGTATATATTAAGCAGCTTAAGGATGATCTTGATCCTGTTTCAGCGCAAAGATACATTTACGGGGAATGGGTAGACTTAAATAAAGATCGAGTTTACTACGCCTATAATAGGGAAAATAATTATAAGAAAGAGTTTAGCTTACCAGTAAGAGAATTGATAATTACTCATGATTTTAACATTGGTTTCAACAAACCTATGAGCGCAGCGGTTGGTGTTAAGGTTGGCGATTCTTACCATTTCTTTAAGTCTTTTCACGTCAACGGGGCAAGAACTGCTGACATAATGGAAGAAATAGCATCAAGCGGTGTTCTTGATAGATGTATCAAAATCATTGTCTATGGTGATGCGTCTGGTAAGAATAAAGATACAAGATCGATAAAATCTGACTATGATATTATCAGAACATTTTTATCTAATTACAGAACCAAAGATAACCGTTCGTTGTCTTTTGAATTAAGGGTTCCACTTGCCAACCCACCAATTAGAAGAAGACACAACATTGTAAATTCGCATTTTATGAATGAGAATAAACAGGCAAGGCTTTTTATCTATGACGAATGGTTGCATGATGGGTTTATGCAAACCAACTTTAAAAAAGGTGCTGACTTGGTTGAGGATGACTCGCTGCCACAACAACACGTAACCACTGCCATTGGGTATGTAATTGACTATGATAAATACAGATCACAACTAGAATCTAAGACAATTCAACTTTAAGGAATATATGCTAAAACAAAGAAGAAAAGAAATCATTGAATACATCAAAGATAATGCTGATTTTATCAACACAAACAATGAAGCCCTAAATATTTATGAAGGCAATCTTCTACCTTACATCGATAAAATCTTAAGAGATTCTTTATCTGCAAACTATTACCACGCTATTAGGGACAGAATACTGCCTATTAATATTCTTCAAAGATTTATTGATAAGGTATCCAACACATACGCAAAAGAACCTAATAGAACATCTATGGAAGTAAGAAACCAAGAGTTTGTTGACTTCTATGAGAGCGCATTAAATATTGATCAATCTGCTTATATTGCCGATTCATACGCTAACCTTTTTAAGGGTTTTGCATGGGAACCTTACATCGATAAAAATGGTAAACCAGCAATCAGAGAACTAGCCTTTAACTCTTTTATTGTTATATCTGACTCTATTGTTAATCCTGAAGAAGAGACAATCTTTGTTAAGTTTATGGGCAAGAGAAACGATTCAGAAGGATCTATGCTTCTGCATGTTTACACAGACACAGAGTTTGATGCTTTCTATATGAATGGGACAGAAGCTTCTGAATACTTAGTTCAAAACGAAGGTGTTAACGTAATAGGTGTTATTCCTTTTGTTTACGGCAAGCGTCAGAAGAACAGACTTTTGCCAGTACTTGACTCCGATATGCTAAGAATCTGCAAAGCAATACCTGTGATGTTATCAGATGCAGCAGGTGCCCAAATGTTTCAGTGTTTCTCAATTCTTTACGGTGTTGATGTTAACTTTGAGAACGCCAAGATGTCTCCTAACGTGATTTGGTCACTTAAATCAGATCGTGAATCGGACAAAACTCCACAAGTCGGGACAATTAAACCTGAAGCAGATACGCAAAAGGTCATCGACTTTGTAATGACTATTTTTACGTTATGGCTTGAAACGAAGGGTATACGTGTTGGTTCTATGGGTCAGGTGTCAGGCACCAGTTCAGCATCTGGCATTGCAAAAGTAATTGATGAAATGGACGTTTACGAAATCATTAAGAAAAATCAGGAATGGTTTGAGAAAGATGAAGAAGAATTATGGAACTTAAAACTACCAAAGATTCACAACTACTGGATTAAGTCAGGCATGGTTAACCCGTCAAAAGTTCCTGGACTAATGCCAGAAGAAGAGTTGGACATTAAGGTTGAGTTTGAAGACCCGTCTCCGATGAAGACCCGCATGGAAGAGATCATTGAGATTAAAGCTGAAATTGAGCTTGGAACAATGACACTTGATCAAGCAGTAAGAAAGTTACACCCAGAATACGAAGATGAAAAAGTATTAGAAACTCTTAACGGTCGGGTGTTAATTTAATGGCAAACAAGTGGACAAGGGAAAAAATTATTCTCCCAAAGACATTAAAGCCTAAAGAAAGAAAGCAGATAGCTGAAGTTATAATTAATCATATTATCAACAGAAGCGCAGCAGGGCTTGATAAGAATGATAAAAAGTTTCCTAAGTACACTGCAAAGTATGCTGACACTAAAGGTGTTGGTGTTTCTGATGTTGATCTAATTTTAACAGGAGAGATGCTTGAGGCTTTGGAGCTTGTTAATGATGGTTCTGGGTTCATTACTATTGGTTATAAAAAACCTTCTGATGAGCTTGCAGGTAAAGTTGAAGGAAACAGAATCGGTTCTTATGGGGGCGAACCAAACCCAAAAAGAGCGCGTGATTTTCTGGGTATTGATTCTTCCACTTTGGACACTCTTATTGATTCTTATCAAGACGATGCGGAGTTAGGTCCTGTTACTGCTGAAGAATTAAATGCACTAGCAAGAGAGCTTGCATTGGATTTGCTAGATGACACCTGAAGAAAAGATAAGACAATTTAAAGCTAAGTACTCAGGTAGACTAAGAATCATTCAACAGAAAGTTGCCCTAAAGCTTGCCCAAAACTTAGTAGACTACATTAAGCTAAGAACTAGGGAAGAAGGTGATGGAACTGATGGACCACTCAAACCATTATCTGAATCATACAAGAAACAAAGAGCAGGTGAGTTAGCTTTCTTTACTATTGGTAAGGGCGATGGAAGAAAAATAGTTTCATATAAACCAAATAAAAAACCAGAACTACATCCAGACACAGACCCAAGTAAATCTAACCTTACAGCTACCGGGCAAATGCTTGATGCTTTAAGAGGTCGGGCTGGTGGTGGAAAGGTAACAATAGACATTAAGCCAACTAATAGAAGAAAAGAATTATCTGGCAAAAGATCGGGCTTAAACAATAATCAAGTCAGGCAATACGTGGAAGATGCTGGTAGAGAGTTTTTAAAGCTTTCACCAGATGAGAAGCAAGAGGTAATTGACCTCGCAACACAACTAATCAATGAAGAGTTAGCACGCTTGTCATAAATAATTTGACAAGTAAATTATTAAGGAGAAAGATTAACATGAGCGATCAAAATGTAGGCAGTGCCTCAACTCAAGAGTCCAGTGGACAACCCGAGCAAAATTCTAATGACAAAGTTGCGTATGACACTTATCGTCGAGTTCTTGCTGAAGCTAAGAAACTGAAAGATCAGGTCAAGCTTTACGAAGAAGAGAAAAGTAAGAGTCATGAGCAGAAACTTAAAGAGCAAAACGAGTGGAAGGCTTTAGCTGAAGCAAAATCAGCACAGGCAGACCATCTTGAGAAAGCATTTAAGGAACAGCAAGAGCAAATTGTAAACGGAATGAAGTATCAGGAATTTGAGAAGCATTTAGGTGGAAGACTCAAGAACAGGGATTATGCAACTTTTATCGACTTCGATAAGATTGTGATTAACCCAGAAACTAAACAGATTGATCAAGACTCAGCTAAAAGCGTTGTGTCTCAATTTGTTAAAGAACACTCTTCACTAGTTGAATTTAGTGGAAGTGCAAGAATGCCTAACGAAGCTGCTAAATCTGCTGTGTTTGGAACCAAACCAGTTGAAAAGATGACACCAGCCGAACTTAGGGAATACATTTTGGAACAACATAAAAACGGAAATCTTAAATAATAACAGGAGAATATCATGGCTGATCTAATTACAGGTTCAACGGAGATTGGTGGAACAAAGCAAGCTCTCATTGCTGCTTTAGTTCAAAAAGAACTAGCTTTCAAAGCTAAACTTACACCTTTTTTCACTGACCTTTCTGTCCTCGCTAACCCGGGTTCACTTTCTATTGCAGTACCTAAGCTTTCTAGCTTTACTGTTGTTGATCGTGCTGAGGGTGCTTATGGAGATGCTTCACAGTTAACATCTTCAAACGATGTTTTAACTCTTGACCAAAACCTCTATGTTTCTTGGATCATTGATTCAATGACTGCACTTCAGTCAAACATTCCTGCTGAACTTGAATTTGCAAGACGTGCAGCTGCTGCTCAAAGCAGAAAAGTTGATGAGCTTATCATTGCAGAAATGCGTACAGCTTGTTCTTCATTCCTTAACGTAGGTACTGATGCTGATGTAACTTATGCAAACATTCTAGCTATGGTTAAGTATCTTGAAGAGAAAGATGCTGCTATGGAAGACACTGTTTTCATCGTATCTCCACAGCAAAAAGCTGCTATCTTTGGACTTGCTGAATTTAAAAACCAATACCAGTTCGGTCAGGCAACTCTCCCATCTGGTGTAATTGGAACAATCTTAGGTTCACCAGTTGTTATGCATAACGGTCTTGCTGGTAAAGAATTGTTTATGGCTGAGAAATCTGCTGTAGCATACGCATTCCAAAAGAATGCTTCTTACGGTGAACAAGCTGAAATCGGTTACGGTGTTGGTGCTAAGAAAGCTGCAATCGACATGATTTGCGGATTCAAGGGTATGCAGCTTGGACAGAAAGGTGTTGCTGCTGGTAAGTCTCCACTTATCGTAGGTCTTAACGACTAATTAAGTTTTTGACGGGGTACTCAGAAATGAGTACCCTTTTTTTATGACTAAAAAACCAACGCATGTAAAAGATTATCTCAAGGCAAAGTCTCCCGAGAACCTTAAGATATTGATGTTAAAAAATAGTATTAAAATGGGTATGTATCACGATTACATTATAACCCATGATGGATCAAGCTGGTTTGCATGGTTCGAAATTGATGCTGAGTCTATGCTTGCAAAAGAATACAAGAGGCTGAGTGATGAAGAGTTCAATACAAGACAGAAAGTTTGATTCATATCGGCAAGCACCAAACGATAAATCTAAGATTGCAGTTACCACAGAAGACGATGCCAGTGGTTTAATTGTAGATCAAGCAAGTGCAACAATCATATATTTAGGCGAAGGTCTTTTTGGTGCTTTGACATCAGAGGCTAAGTGGAAGATTAAAAAAATTGATCTTTCTAGTGGTGTTGTAATTAAAGCAGCATCGGAAACGTTTAATCAGGTATGGGACAACAGAGCGAGTTTAACTTATGTCTGACTTTAAAGTTGTTCAGCTTCTTAACCCTATTCAAATTAATACAAATATTAATCCTACTGGTGTTTACAATAACGCCACATCATATGGTCCAGGGGATTCAGTCTCATTTGGAAACTCATCATACATCTGTATTCTAGCGACGACAGGCAATGACCCAACTAATACGGCTTACTGGCAACTGTTAGCATCGTCTTCAACTAATAAATTATCAACAACCGCAAGAAACGTAACAGGCGCAACTATTCCAAAAGGTTCAGTTGTTTATTTCAATGGTTCATCAGGTAACTTGCCAACCATAGCACTAGCTCAAGCCAACACTGAGGCTTCTTCTAGCAGAACAGTGGGTCTAACTTCTGTTGCTATCCCAAACAATTCAAATGGAGAAATTGTAGTCATTGGGTTAATAGAATCACTAGATACATCTGCTTTTACAGTTGGTATACCTCTTTGGTTGTCGCCGACTGTTGCAGGTGGAATGACAAACACTGAACCAGTTGCACCAGATCATTCAGTTTTTATTGGTGTATGTACAAGGTCAAATCCGACTCAGGGAACAATTGAAATCAACATTCAAAATGGGCAAAAGTTAGAAGAATTACATAATGTTTTAATCAATGGCATAGCTAACAATCAATATTTAAGATATGAATCGGCATCAAGTCTTTGGAAGAACCACACTTTAACAAGCTCTGATGTTGGTTTAGGGTCAGTAAATAATACTTCTGATGCAAACAAACCAATCTCAACCGCAACTCAAACAGCACTTGATTTAAAAGTTGATAAAGTTGTGGGTAAAGGTCTTTCAACAGAAGACTACACTTCAACAGAAAAAACTAAACTTGCAGGAATAGCATCAGGAGCAACTGCCAACCAGACAGATGCTTTTTTGCTAAACAGAACAAACCATACTGGCACGCAAGGACCGGGAACAATTGTTCAAGACGCTTCAAATAGATTTACCACAGATGCAGAAAAAGCTACATGGAATGGTAAACAAGATGCTTTAGGTTTTACACCTGCGAATGATACGCTTTCCAATTTAGGCGGGACGGCTGTAAATAATCCTATAAATCCTGATTCAAATATTGCTTACACGCTAGGC